TTATTTAGAGGACTCCATTTTTTCCTGAACAGCTCTATAAGTCTTCAAAAATATTTTTGGCAACTCTACATACCCCATCATTGCACCATGTGGTTCTTGCAAACTTAATGCTTCCGAAAAACGCTCACGCCAAAACATTTTTAAGTCACCACGCTGATAAAGCTTTGGAGGATGCATGTCTGGATCTAATAGTTTAAAAAACAGTTCAAATAATTCTTCGGTATGCATGACAAATCTCCAGTAACAGTACAGAAAATATATCAGATTGTAGAGATCACACACATATAGATGACAGTAATGGTCAAAGTCTGGTGAAGTTCTCCCCATGTGATTTTAATATTTTTTAAAATTTCAGGTGAGAAAAAAAAGAGGTTAGAAAAGTTAGAAATTTATAAAACAGTATTTAAATATATAATATATATAGATTAATTACTATTTTTAAAAGGTTAGAAACTGGTTAGATTGTGGTTCGTTCTAACCTCTAAAAATGGTTAGAACTCCTAACCTTTTATATTATTGTTTTATATAAATATTTTAACTTTTATAACTTTTTTCTAACCACATCTAACCTTTATATGGTTAGAATTTTAATTATTAAATATCAGATACTTAAATATGAAAATACCTTCTTTTTACTGTTTCTAACCTTTTCTAACCGTTATTTATTAGTCTGAATTAAATTTCGATGAATAGTAACTTGTAGCAATATGTTGAATCGCTGTTGAATACTGTAGAACTGATTTCTATCCATTCCTCTGCGTCCTATACCACCACTGCTATGGCTTAGAAGGTCTAAGGGCATGGTCATAAATCTGTTGAATACTCGACACATTTACTGTGCAGGTGAGGTGGGGGGTCAACCGCCCGCCTTGAACTGGTTTCGGTTCAAAACCGTTCAGGCACAAAAAAACCTCCATCATGGAGGTTTTTTATAATTTATATCTGGTTTGGTCAGATCAACTTGGTTTATCTGGCTTCACTTGCTCTGGCCATGCCTGATCTAATCGTTCTGCATCAATTGCGTGTTGGTCAGCTGCTGCTGCGATTGTTCCACCACGTTCTGCCATTGTTTTGAGTACGAAGTTGCAGGTCTTTCCATATTCAATGACGGCTTCATGGGAACCTGTGGACAAACGTTGGTCGCTATCACTGACTTGCTTTGACAGCCTGTCAACAGCCAAAGCACTGTTACTGGCAGCAACCATCGCAACTTGTAAATTTTTATTTGCATTTCGTTCTGACTCCAAGAGATCTTGCGACCATGCCTGCTCGACTTCATGCACTTCATTGGCATGTTGTGATGCAATCAAGTCACGTTGAGTTTCAGCTAAAGTTTTCTGTGATCCGAGTAAATCAATTTGATGTGACTTACTTGCACAGCTGGTGACTGAAAAAGCCAAGGCAATGGCTAATACTGCCATCACAATGAATTTCCAATGTTTGATTGCCAAAGCAATATTCATTTTTATTTTTCCTGTTTGAATTGAAGTTGATGAAACTCTTTGAAGCGGATGATCTGATCACCTGCCCATTCGTTTACGGTATTTGCGAATAAGTTTTGAAGTGGAACAATTTCGGAATACCAATATGCTTCACGCGCTTCACTAATAGATCCGAAGCCACCGGCATTGGATGGAATGATTCCGAGTAATTGTGGTGGGGTTCGTTGCGATGCAAGAACGTCATCGCGTGTGACATTTTTAATATTTAAGAATTCATCTTTGGCAGCCAATTCACTAATCGGAATCAGTTGCAGACCATCCTTTTTTCCACCAGGTGCATGAAGGAATAAATTTCGAAAGTTGCCTGGCCCACGTGAGTCTTTCATCGCTTGTTTAATGCCATTCACATCGTCGTCATCAATATTTGAATCGGTCATATACAAAATAAATCCAGCATGAGATCCGTTGTTGTAATATTTGCGACGAAATAAAGTTGCTGATTCATTTAACCAAACAGACTGAAGTGCAGCGATATATTCTGGAGTACCGTAAATTTCTTGATCGACATCAATTGCTTTGATATGACAAACCGTACCAGACTTAAAAATATGTTCTTCAAATCCGTTGATCAACTGCAGAAATTCATGAGGATTTTTCATGCGTCTGGTGTACTTCGCCATGAGTCCATCATAGTGATGTGGCTCATTTAAACGATTGTCGATTCGTTGTAAGTAACCATTACCAAAAACTAAATAATCAAATGCAATACGTTCAAATTCAGATGAACTAATTAATGGATTGGGCTTAAATGACGAAACCAGTTGATTCTTTTTATAAAACACAGCAGTCGACAAGTACGGCATGGCTTTAAATGATTTGGCCAAAGCATTCATACTGATATGTGGTTCGTAATAATTACCACATAACCATGTCTCATAGAATTGTGATAAATCACGACCATTCATCACTGGTTCTGCATCACCGAACGTAAATGCCTGTACTTTGCTGTCGGACATTAGTAAATCTCCATAGAGGATTTTTTAGATTTTGAGTTGTCATCAAGACTTAAAGGCTCATTGAAGAACGCATGTAAGAGTGCAAAAGCGAGATCGGCATGACCAATATTTTCAGCGCGTGAAGCTTCAAAAGTCATTTGCCGTTGCGATGCAGTTAATGTTTTACGAATAGCCATTAATGACATGGCCACTTCAGTTGAACCTGCATCAAATTCGAATCGACCTTTATTGATCACATCCATACCTTTCATGACCAATTGAGTTTTGATGTCAACGTTATAATTGAAGGTCGTTAAATTTGGAAAAAAGTCACGGACCAATTGAGCAACACCAGTACCCATACCAGTGGTATCAAGTCCAATGTACTTGACGTTATATTTAGTCGTTATTTTTTTGATGTATTGGGCTTGACTGGCAAAATCCATGCCTTTGAACTGATGGTGTTCAAGTAAGCGAAATTTAGGATAATCAAGTTCAGGTGGAGCAATAACCACAAGACCTGCGCTATCACCATTTTCTGCTGGATCGTAACCGACCCAAACAGGTTTGTTACCAAATGGACGATTGGCTAAAGCCTTAAAATCATTTGACCAAACTTCCCATGAATCGACCATACAGGGCTGAATGATACTGAGTGGAAAAACACTGTGGCCATCATCGACAAATTCACACATATATAAATTTGCAAATTCTTCACTACTGTTTTCAGCAATCAGTTCTTCAATATCAAATAGATCACAGCCTTGACGTTCAGCATCATAAATATTAACAATGTGTCGCCACATCTTGTCGCCACACAATGCACCATTTTTTAAATGGTCATGTGCCGTATCAATTTCAATTCTGTTTTCTTTGGATTTACCTTTATTGAAGGCTTCACCCGTCCAGAACTTATAGGCTTCATGCGTTTTACTCGATGGCGTTGAAAAGTAGGTTTTTGTATATTGTTTTTGAGCAGCCATCGCCGATGCGACTTTTTTTAATGTTGCAAAGCCATGCACCCAAAAGAATTCATCAAAGTACAAATCACCATGATAGGACTGGGCTGTTTTTGCATTCGTTCCCAAGAAAATCAATTGCACTGTATTGCCACACGGCAATGTGATTGAAATTGGATCGCCTTGCAGATCCACTTCAATAGACTGCATCACAAAGTTTTTAATGTAGGTTTTAAAACCATGTGCCTGTGCTTTTGAAGCAGATAGAAAAATCTGATTTCGACCAGTGGTCACAGCTTTGATTAAGGCTTCACGTGCAAAGTAGAAAGTGGCACCGATCTGACGTGATTTTAATAATGCACGGTTACGCTGTTCACGTGCGCGATACCAGACCTTTTGATATTCAAATAAGCCTTCATCAAAATCTTCAAGAAGTTTTTCAATCTGTTCTTCAGTCAATGCATTTGGTTGTTTTGGCTTACGTGGTCCAGCATTTCTATTTTGAAGCTTTGGATTTAGGTCTGTTTCATTGCCACCGTCAGTGTATTTTTTAATTCGTGCCATACGCTCCATTTGGCGCATGAGAAGGTCCAAATCAGCACGATCACTAGGGGTATAAATATCTTTAATAATTAATTTGACTAATTTAGCTTCTAAAGCCTGAGCAACCCTACCTTCTGGCGCCTCTTTATCCCATTCATCACGTGCTTTCCAGGCATGCACATTTTTATCGTTTTCTTTTAAGTATTCTGCAATCGAACTGATTCGCCACCCCATCCAATACAAAAATTTTGCTAGAAGGCGGTTATCGAAAGTTAAATTTGTCGGGGTGTTGAGTGCTTTATCCATTGGCCCATTAAGCCAATGCCATAACATTTATTCATTCTGCGCCCCTTGTAAAACCCCGATATTACAAGCCTATGAGATTGAATGTTCACGCTGTAATTCCGATCCTGATAGCCACTTTGAATAGATTTGATCTATCGACTAAATAGACGGAATTCACCAATGAAGAAATCCAAATTTTTCCGAGTTGCTGTAGCTGGTGCCACTACTGATGGACGCATCATTGAAGCAGCTTGGATTCAACAAATGGCCAAGAATTACAGCCAAAATACTTATACCGCATTAGCAAATATTGAGCATATTCGTGGACTTTCTCCAAACTCAGAATTCGGTAATTATGCAAAAGTTTTGGCGTTAAAAGCGCAAGAAGATGAAATTGCCGGTCAAAAAAAATGGTGTTTATATGCTCAACTTGAAGCATTCGACAACTTGATTGAATTGCATGATAAAAAGCAAAAGTTATTCAACTCAATTGAAGTGAATCCAAGTTTTTCAGATACCAATGAAGCATATATGGTTGGTATTGCTTTCACTGATACCCCCGCTTCACTAGGTACTCAGATGATGGAATTTGCTGTACAAAATCCTGAAGCAAATCCATTTTCAAATCGCAAACAACATAAAGACAATTTATTCACTGCAGCAACGGAAGCAAATCTTGAATTTGAAGAAGCTGTCCCTGATGCAGTTGGATTATTTTCAAAAGTTATGGGTTGGCTACAACCAAAACAAGAAGAACAGGACAATAAAAATAAAGGTCAATTCAAAGAAGTTGCAGATTCTATTGAAGAAATTGCAAAAACCTTTGGTGCCACATTGACTGAAGTTAAAGTTTTAAAAACAAACTATTCAAATCTTCAAAAAGAGCATGGTGAGTTAAAAACAGCCTTTAAAGAACTTCAAACTAAACTAGGTGAAGAGCCGAGTCCAAAAACACCGCCTGCGCCTGAAAACACTGGCAACTATTCAGAAAATATTGAGTGCTAAACACATGAATAAAACAACACGCTTTAAATTCAACAAAGTTCTCTCAAAAATTTCTGCTATTAATGGTGTTGAATCTACTGCAGCAAAATTTGCTGTTGAGCCATCAATTGCACAAAAAATGATTGCAGGTGTTCAAGAATCATCTGAATTCTTAAAAAAAATTAACATGGAACCTGTGACTGAAGGTGAAGGCGAAGCGATTGGTCTAACTCAAGGTTCAACCATTGCAGGTCGTTCAAATACTAAAGGCGGTACTGCACGTAAACCCGTTGATCCAACAGGTTTAGAATCAAATGCATATGCATGTAAAAAAACGGATTTTGACGTTGCATTACGTTATGAAAAAATGGATGCATGGGCAAAACACGAAGACTTCTACGCAAAATGGAAAGCTTTTGTTGATCGTGCCATTGCTTTAGATATGATCATGATTGGTTGGAATGGTAAAACTGCTGCTATTCAAACAGATCGTGCATCAAATCCACTCCTTCAAGATGTGAATATTGGCTGGTTAGAAAAAATACGTACCAAAGCACCAGCACATCACATGAAAGAAGTAGTTGTTGCTTCAGGAAAAGTTAAAATTGGTACAGGTGGTGATTATAATAATTTAGATGCTCTGGTTGTCGATATTGTTGGCGATTTAATTGATGAAGTTCATCAAGACGATACTGACCTAGTGGTTATTTGTGGTCGCCAATTGCTCAATGATAAAAACTTCCCGCTGGTGAATGATGCCTCTGATAATACCGATACTTTGGCAGGTCAAGTATTAGTAGCTCAGAAGCAAATGGGTGGTCTGCCTGCAGTCCGTGTGCCTTTCTTCCCTGACAATGCATTGTTGGTTACTTCATTTGATAACCTATCAATTTATTTCCAAGAATCAGGTAAGCGTCGTCAAATTATTGATCGCTCTGAAATGGATCAGGTCGAAGAATATCAATCTTCAAATGATGCTTATGTCATCGAAAACTACAAAAAAGTAGCTTTCGTAGAAAACATCGAAATTCTATAAAGGGTGATTTATGTTGAGTCCAGCTCGACGACATCGCCTAGCAGTCAAAGCAGCTTTAGAAGCTGCTAAGGCTGACGAATTTGGTGGTGTACGTCCAGACGCAAGCGTCTATCAATTGCAATTGACTGAATTAAAAAATGACACGCATGTTTTACGTTCAATTCAATCTCAAACTGAGCGTGCCAAAGTTAAAGCAGAACAACTTATTCCAAAGCATATGCCCTATGTTAACGGTGTAATCGAATCAGGCTTCAAAGTCGATCAAGATGAAGTGATTACAACAATCATGATTTGGTGCTTTGACAGTGCATTATTTGATGTAGGTTTAAAACTTGCTGAATATGCGTTGAAGCATAATTTAAAAATGCCTGATTCATATAGCCGAAACACAGCAACAATCATTGCAGAAGAAATTGGCAATGCTGCACGAGTGGCACATAAAGCCGGTGATGATTTCCAGTTAGAAGTTTTAGAAAAGGCCCATCACATCACCACCGATTTTGATATGCCAGATGAAGTACGCGCCAAGATTCTTTTGGCGATTGGTCGTGCTTATCTTCATCGTGAATTAGCAACTTTGGCTGTCGCATATCTCAAAGCAGCCGTTGAAAAACATGAAAACTGCGGTGGTAAACAAGACCTTCAAAAAGCTGAACGATTATTCAAAAAGCAAGCTGAAGAACAATTAAAAAATCTACCTGAACCAATGCTAAATGCAGATGGTTCACAGGTCGTCGATGATCAAGGCAATTTAGCTTTTCATCCGACGTAACGAGTGCCCCGCGCCAACCGAGGGGCAGAACTGATGATGTAGTGACATCTTAATGTTTAATTACTAATTCAGTTCTCCACCCCTCAACTATTTGAGTATGACAATGACTGGATTAATTGCAAACGGCAACCGTGACAGTGAAAACATTGTCATCACCAGTGATGATTTTTTCCCTGGCGTATCTTCAAAAGAAATTCGTGAATCATTACGCTTTGATAGCAGTGTCACCAATCAACGTCTAATCCCTGCTATTGAAGCAGCTGTCATAGAAGTAAATGATCAGCTTGAATCACTCACTTCAAAAGCAACCTCACTCGCTGAATTAAATCCAAAAAAAATTAAAACAAATGGTGTTGAGAAACCTATAGCAGAAGTCCTGTATCTGCGGGCTGTAGCAGCGTCTGTTGGTGCAGAACTCAATGAAAAATATCGCGCTTATGACACCACCAGTAATGGCAGTCAAAAAGCAGATGAACTGTCCCCTACCATTGATGATTATCGTCGTGACTTACGATATGCCATTCGTGATTTAAAAAAACTTCGTCGGGTAAATGTGGAGTTGATTTAAGTGAAAACTATATATGCAATTCAGAATGACACTGTTGATGCGATCTGCTGGCGTAACTATGGCCGAAGTTCTGGTGTAGTAGAAGCCGTCCTTGAACAAAATGCCCATATAGCAAATTTAGGCCCTTTACTCCCAATGGGGACGAAGATTTTTTTACCCGAAATTCAAACACAACAGAATAAAACACAAAGTATTCAGCTTTGGGATTGAGAAAAATATGCCTGAACCAACTTCATCAACAACAGTTGCAATTACTGCTTCCGCTGGATTGCTATCACTCCTCCCATTCGTAAATGGTGATGCTTTATTCGGTGCCGTCATTGGTGCGGCTTTTTTAGCTTATACCCAAGTTTCACTAAATACCGCTAAACGTATTTTCTCCCTGATGTTATCAGTTGCTTTGGGTTATGCCCTGGCACCTGAAATTTCTAGCCGAACGAATGTAAATAGTCATACGGTCATTGCCTGCTTCACTAGCATGTTTGCTTTACCAATTTTGGTCAAAGTCATGTCATGGGTGAATAAATCCACATTGACCGAAATATTTAACACGACTTCTAAATTCTTTTCTGCCCTGTCCAATACATTTGGAAAGGAGAATAAAAAATGACGTATTTACTTACTTCCCCTGTTGCACAGCTCATTTTTTCAGTTATTGCCGTGCTGTGCTATGTGGCATGCGCTTTTCGTATTTTATGTTTTGATCATTTGCACGAACAATCTTGTTCATTTCGCTTGTTTGCAGTGGTTCTAATTGGGGCTTTCCTTGCACAAAGCCTGCACATTATTTTTATTAAAGATCCTGTCACTGTATGGGATGCAATTTTTTCAATTTTTCTTGTCCTATTCATTTTTCGCAACAAAGGCGATGTCGTTTCAATGTTACGGAGTCATACAACATGATTATTTTAAAATTTGGGGCTAAAGGTTCTGCTGTCGTTGAGCTACAAAAGTTATTAGTGAAAAACGGAATGTCAGGCAAAAATAAAAAGCCCCTCAGTGTCGATGGTGATTTTGGTGAAAGTACCGAATTTGCTGTCATGCAATTTCAGAAATTGCAAAATTTAAAAGTTGATGGACTCGCTGGAGACAGTACCTTAAAAACTTTGCGCGGTGATGACACCAGTAAACTTTTAAAGGAAAGTGATTTAGTTGCAGGTGCAAAGCGCTTAGGTGTTTCAGTGAATGTCATTAAAGCAATTGCTGAAGTTGAAACTCAAGGTGCAGGATTTTTAGATAATGGCCGCCCTAAAATTTTATTTGAACGCCATCGTATGTATTTTTATTTAATTCAAAAGTTTGGAAAAACTAAAGCCAATGAGTTTATGGCCAACTATCCAAGCATCGTAAATAACAAAACCGGTGGCTATCTAGGTGGATCAGCTGAATATACCCGTCTAAGCATTGCTAAACAGATTGATGTTGAATGTGCTTTACAGTCTGCAAGTTGGGGCCGTTTCCAGCTTATGGGTGAAAACTGGAAAACTCTTGGTTATGTATCTGCACAAGAGTTTGTAAGCCAACATGAACAAAATGAAGGTTTACAGTTTGAAGCCTTTCTTCGTTATTGCGAAACTAAATCAGGCGTTATTGATGACAAATCTTGGAAACTCATCGATGCATTACGTGAAGAAAACTGGCATGTTGTTTTTAGCCTATATAACGGTAGAAACTACAAAAAACTGGGCTATGACAGCAAGTTTTTACGAGTTATGAATCGCCTCGATCCTAATTATAAGAGTCCTCAAGCAGCATGAAAAAACCTCAAGCCCTAAGAGAATACTTGCTGAAATCTATTCCTGATTTAGTTTCAAATCAGGATAGATTAGATATATTCGTAGAAAATGGAAAATTACGTAGTACGTTATCAGGCGGCTATAGTTTTGAAATGGCATATACACTCGATATGACAATCACTGACTATGCGGGTGATGTTGATTTAGTGGCCTTTGCCCTCTTTACCTGGCTTGCGACTAACCAATCAGAACTTATGGCAAACATTAAGAATGATAAAAATGAAATCATTTTTGAAGCTGAACTGATTGATAACACCAAATATGATTTGAATATCAAAGTTCCATTAACTGAACGCGTCATTTCAACACGGGCTGAGAACGGTCAATACAATTTAAGCTATCCACCTGAACCGCAATATACAGAATTTGGGCCACCTACAGAATTCACTGTTCTAGATGCGGATGGTAATAAACTTGCTTCATGGACCACTGTTGATAAAGAAGGTTGGTCTTTAGACATGCCACCACCAGGTAAAAGTCCATGAGCCAGAACTTTGAAAAGTTAGCCGACCATTTACAGCCGTTATTGCAACGGCTGTCATCGGCTGAAAGAAGTAAACTAGCGAAAAAAATTGGCCGAGATCTAAGGAATAGCCAAAAAAAACGGATTACTGAACAAAAAAATACAGATGGTTCAAGTTATACACCACGACGAAAACGGCTACGTGAAAAGAAAGGTCGAATTAAGCGTAAGATGTTTACAAGACTTAAATCCAATACGCATCTAAAACTTTTAAGTAATGCTGATGCCGTTGCGATTGGTTTTATTGGTAGAATTTCTAGAATTGCCAACGTCCATCAAAAAGGTCTAAGAGATCGTGCAGAGCGTGGAGCGCCTGATGTAGTTTATCCCACACGTGAGCTACTAGGCTTAACGAATCAAGAAATTAAACAGATTGAAGATTCATTCTTAAAGCATATTAATATTTAAGCATTTCCAATTGTAAAACCCCGATATTACAAGTCTATCAAGCTGAAATGCCAACACCATTGACGCAAAGTGTTGGCATGAATGCAGATCTTGCCCGTCGTCTTGAAAACATTGTTCGTTATGGAACAATCAAGACCATTAATCCGTCTAAACCTATTCCTAGTGTCATCGTCGATCTTGGCGATATGCAGACACCCGAAATCCGTTGTCTCAATGTTCGCTCAGGTTCTGATGCGACATGGGATATGCCATCTGAAGAAGAAGAATGTATTGTCTGGTCTCCATGCGGAGAAATAGGCCCTACAAGCTTCGCAATGTATGGCTTCTACAATGAAAAACACCCTGCTCCTTCCGATGATTTAAATAAAAAAATCAGAATGTTTTCTGATGGTTGTGTCATTGCGTATGACGTATCTACGCATGAATTATCAGCACGTTTACCGGAAGGTGGAACTGCAAATATTATTGCGAATGTGAAAATCATAGGAACCCTTCACTGTACCGAAAACATTACAACTGACGCTGATGTTATAGCTGGAAGTATTAGCCTTAAAAAGCATAAAACAGACAAAGTTCAACCTGGTTCTGGTCAATCAGGAGCCCCAATTCCATGATGTCACGTACTACAGGTTTTCATCTTCAAGATGAAGTAGAGCATATCAGTCAGGCTATTCAAGATATTTTAACCACGCCGATTGGTAGCCGGCTAATGCGACGGAACTACGGATCATTATTACCACAGTTAATTTCTACGCCTTTCAATGATGTAAATCGTATGCAGTTATTTGCAGCTACTGCTACAGCATTAATTCAATGGGAAGACAGGATTAACCTTGAATCCATCGCTATTGAATTTGTTGAACAGGGAAAATTCGTCATAGAACTTGGACTAACCCTTGCCAACAATAACCAAAAAGAATCTCTCAGTATTCCATTAAACTTCGGGGCCATCGCATGAGTACCGTTAATTTCTCACAACTGCCCACCCCAAACTTAATTCAAGAACTGGACTATGAAACAATCTTTCATGAGCGCAAAGAAAATTTTATTGCGCTCTATCCTGAATCTGAACAGGAACAATGGCGTACTACACTTAATCGTGAATCAGATCCAGTTGTAAAAATTATTCAAGAAAATGTATATCTAGAATTACTCTACAGAAATAAATGTAATGTCGATGCACGTTCGTTATTACTTGCTTATGCAGAAGGGCCTGATTTAGATCACCTAGCATTAACTGAATATGGGCTTATTCGTTTACTCATTACACCAGAAGATAATTCAGTTGTTCCTTCTCTCCCTGCAATTTATGAATCAGATGAGCGTTTGAAAGAACGTTGCTTATTATCCTTTGATGGTATGAATACTGCAGGCTCTAGTAATGCTTATAAATTTTTTTCATTAAGTTCTGATGGACGAGTGGATGGAATCAAAGTGTATTCACATATTGATCAACCATATTTGCTCGACATTATTATTTCTCAAATTGATGCAAATAATGGTGAAGCTAGTGAAGAACTGATTAACATTGTGCAAAATGCTTTAGATCCAGAACACGTTCGTCCCGTCTGTGATCGACCAATCGTTAAATCAAGTATTGCGATCCCCTACCAAATTAATGCACGTTTATTTGTTGGGAAAAATGCAGAAGACTCTCTATTACTTGAAGCTGCCAATATCCGTATTCAAAACTATATTAAAAATGCTCGAAAAAATGGCCAGAGCATTCGTCTTTCAGCTTTATATGCTGCATTACATGTCGAAGGAATTAACCAAGTCATTATTGATACACCAATGACTGATATAGAAATTGATGTCTATCACCATCCATATTGCACATCAACTTCTATCAAAATTGGAGGTGTAGAGTGAAATCACTTTTACCACCGAATTCAACTTTTCTAGAAAAAAATTTAACTAAAAATGGTAAAAATGCATTTGACTTACCTTCGATTCGCATCATCAAAGATATAGATCAAGTACCTGCCCAGTTTTTACCATTTATTGCTTATCAAAAATCAGTCGACTATTGGGATGAGAATTGGCAAGACACTTTAAAACGTTATGTCATTAAAAAATCAAAAGAACAACACAAAATTAAAGGTACAGCAGCTGCAGTTAAACGTGCATTAGAACCCTTTGGTTACGAGGTCAAATTAATTGAATGGTTTAAAGCTGAACCAAATCTTACACCAGGTACTTTCAATCTCGAGTTGGATTTAATTGGTAAATCACTTAGCCAAGAAGTATTTAATGAAGTTAATCGCCTTGTTTCAGACGCAAAGTCGGTATCCAGACATTTAGGTAATTTAACCATTACCTCTAATCCTACTCTTACTATTCACAACATTTTAGTTCATCAAACTGCGAATACATTCTGCAGTCTTCCTAGAGATTAAATATGGCAGATTACTTTAACGTCACAACAAATATAGGTGATGCAGAAATTGCCACTGCGATTGCATCGAATACTAAACTGGCCATTACTCATATTGCTTTTGGGGATGGCAATGGTGCAGTACCTACACCATCAAAAATACGAACGACATTAGTGCGCGAAGTACATCGTCAGCCAGTCACCAAGTATGAACGCCATCCGACAAATGCGAACTGGATTGTCATTGAAACCATTATTCCATCCAATGTCGGTGGATTCACTATTCGTGAAATGGGAATTATTGCAAATGGAAAACTAATTTCTCATGGTTCCCATGCGCCTTTTGAAAAAGTTGCTGATCTAACCGGTGTAAGCGAATACCGACTTAAATTCACACAAAATGTCCGTGATGGCAATGTTGTAGAAATTTTGTTAGATGAATCACTGATCTATGCGAGTCAGGCATGGGTTAATGAAAATTATATCCGTCGAAATGAAATAGTCGATAACCTAACAACGGATGATGCAACTAAACCTGTTTCTGCCAAGCAAGCAAAGCTTCTCTCAGAACTAAAAGTTAATAGAGGTGGTTCATTTAAAGATGCCTTTGGACATGATGTAGATTTTTATCAAGATGCATTTACAACCCAATTTTTCAAATCATTTGATGAATGTCCAATTGGGACCCGCTGCTTGATCTCCTCATCTCTTGATTTAATAAATGAACCGTTATTTTCAGATCAACACATTTATGTAGAGACAAAACAAACATTTGAACCAGCTGGAAAATTGCAAATTGCGTATGGCTATGTTACTGGCAAGGTTGCTATACGATCTGCGGGTACTGGCGCTGTATATGGACCATGGACTTATACAGCAACATTAGACAGTAATGTTGCGTCAGCAACAAAACTCCAAACACCACGAAAAATTAACAATGTCGAGTTTAATGGCGAACAAGATATTAGTATTGATGCCCCGCTTATGTTCCGTGGACAGATTAATACTCTTAATGGTGTAGATGCAGCCGTTTTAGATGGTAAGTATACGGTTGTAGATTTAAGTGTTGCAGGTCTATACGGATATGGCATTTTAGTTGTAATTAGAGTCGGTGGAACTTGCCACCAAATCTTTTATTCACATCAAGGTGAAGGGATTAATAATGCATCCATGGCAATGCGTCAAACATGGAACATGAATGGTAGTACTGCATCATGGTCAGAGTGGAGAATATTTGGGACGCGGGATGATTCTAAATTACCACTTACTGGCGGAACAGTTTCAGGTAATTTGCGTGTGGAAGGCACAATTGATGGTAGCTTGAACGGTAATTCCGCTACTGCAACAAAATTACAAACAGCTCGCACAATTAGCTTCTCTGGTGCTGCTACAGGTTCAGTAAATTACGATGGCTCAGGTAATTCATCCTGTATTTTAACTTTGGCAAATTCAGGTGTTGTAGCCAATACATATGGTTCAAATCTTAAAATCCCAACGATCACAGTAAATGCTAAAGGTCTGATTACTGGTGTTTCAGAACAACAAATCCCTATTGTTGATGATCTTACTACTGGAGGATCTGCAAAATTACTCTCAGCAGAGCAAGGGAAATTACTGCAAGCTAATAAACTTGATAAAACAGCACTCAATAACACTCTGACAAGCACATCATCCACGCAAGCTTTAACCGCTGCACAAGGTAAAGTTTTGAATGATCAGGCTTTTGGGGTCGGTCAGACATGGCAAGATGTAACGTCTAGTAGGGTTTCAGGGACTACATATACAAATACAACAGAAAAAGCAATAACAGTTATATTGACTATTAGGGACAGGAGTTTATCAACACCTTTTTTAGTAAAAATTGATAGTCTTGTAGTTATTGATGTTGATGATTTTTATGAGAGTACATACCCTATAACGTTTACTGTAGCACCATCCTCGACATATCAAGTGACCACAGGAAATACAATTAGAAAATGGTCGGAGTTGCGATAATGCAAAAGTTTATAAATAACGATTTTTCAGATATTCGATATTTTGAAGATAGTGTGATAGTCAGTAATTGGATTGATTTATCTAAATATCGACTCATGACAAATGCCGAAATTCTTAAACATGAAACCCCTAAACCATCTATTTTTCATACAGAATGGAATGGCACAGAATGGATCGATATACGAACTGAAGAAGAACAACTTCAATACAAACGTTCTCAATATCCAACGCTTACACGCTATCAATTCTTACGCTGTCTTTTAGAAAACGGCTATAAATCATCTAACATTGAAGCTCAAATTTTAACAATTGAGGATGAATTTACACGTGAATTGACGTTGCTTGGATTTAAAGAAGCAACGAATTTTGTGCGTACCGATGAAAGTGTTATTGCTATGCAATCAATTTTGAATCTGGATGATGATCAGGTCGATGCGATGTGGCTTTATGCTTTGACATTGTAAAACCCCGATATTACAAGTCTTCCAACTCAACTTTTTATCAATGTCATGTAAGCCTGTTTGTTGAAATAAAACCTTTCAATAAACAGGCTATTTTATGGCAGATTCATATCACCACGGACTACGTGTAACCGAAGTTAACGAAGGTTTACGTCCAATCCGTTCAATCTCAAGTGCAATTCAAGGCTTAGTTGCTACTGCAGAAGATGCAGATGAAACAAAGTTCCCATTGAATACACCAGTGTTAGTCACAAACACACAAGCGGCTGTAGCTAAAGCTGGTACACAAGGCACGTTAAAAACAGCGCTTCAAGCAATGGCAAATCAATCCAATTCTATTTGCGTCGTTGTACGTGTTGCTACCGCAGAAGATGAGGAGGCTCAATCTGCCAACGTCATTGGCACCGTAAATGCTGAAGGAAAATACACCGGTGCAAAGGCATTACTTTTAGCAAAATCAAAATTAGGGGTTCAACCTCGAATTATTGGCGCACCCGGCTTAGATACAGCCACCGTCGCAACAGAACTTGCAATCATTGCCAAAAAGCTTCGCGCATTTGCCTATGTCTATGCTTGGGGATGTAAAACTAAAGAAGAAGCTGTGGCTTATCGTGATGCGATTGCCGCACGTGAAGTCATGGTCATCTGGCCAAATTTCGTCGCATTTAATACGACCACAGCTCAATCTGAAACCGTTCCTGCAGTCGCAGTTGCAATGGGCTTACGCGCCAAAATCGACAATGAATTGGGTTGGCATAAAACCCTTTCAAACGTTGCTGTAAGTGGTGTTACAGGAATTGATGCTGATGTCACATGGGATCTTCAAGACCCTGCCACAGATGCTGGCTATCTCAACAGCAATGAAGTTACGACTTTGATTCAAAGTGAAGGTTTTCGCTTTTGGGGATCACGCACTTGCTCTGATGATCCTCTCTTTGCTTTTGAGAACTACACACGAACAGCTCAAATCATGGCAGATACTGTGGCAGAGGCTCATATGTGGGCCATCGACAAACCTATGCATGGTTCTCTTGTCAACGACATGATTGAAGGTATTACAGCGAAACAACGTGAATGGACACGCCTTGGTTACTTGATGGGTGGTGATGCTTGGTATGACCCAGAATTAAATTCAAAAGATACGCTCAAGGCAGGCAAGTTATATGTCGACTATGACTACACCCCTGTTCCACCTCTTGAGGATCTCAACTTCCGTCAGCGTATTACAGACCGATACCTAACGGACTTCGCCTCTAAAATTACAGCCTAAGGAGCTGAAGCATGGGATTACCTAGCAAACTCAAAAACCTGAACCTTTTTAACGAAGGTAATAGCTATCAAGGGAAGTCAAAATCCGTAACTCTCCCAAAGTTAGCACGTAAAACCGAAGATTATCGCGGTGGCGGTATGAATGGCTCAGTAAAAGTAGACATGGGTATGTCTGACGATGGCTTAGTCCTTGAATACACACTTGGAGGTTTTGACCTACTTTCGCTTCGCCAGTTTGGTATCGCCAAAATTGATGGCACTTATCTGCGTTTTGCTGGAGCCTTTCAGCGTGATGACACGGGTGAAGTAGATGCTGTTGAAGTCGTAGTACGCGGTCGTCATGAAGAAATTGACATGGGTGATGCTGAACCAGGCGAAGACACCGAACATAAAGTCGTGACCAACTGTACTTATTACAAGCTCACAGTCAACGGCAAAAAAGAAGTTGAAATAGACACACTTGCTTTCATCGAATTTATTGACGGAAAAGACCGTCTTGCTGAACAACGCAAAGCCATTGGCCTTTAATTTTCCTACCCTTGCATAGCCCCGTGCTGTGCAAGGTTTTTTTCATACTTTTTAGGAATACAAAACATGAACACTGAAAATCAAGAATTAAACACACAACTAATTCAAAACCCAAATGAAGAAACTGTTGTGTTGGAACAACCTATTCAATTTGGTGGCGCTTCTATTACTGAAATCAAAATTCGTAAGCCCAATGTACGTGCTTTAAGTGGCGTCAGCCTACAGGCCATTTATAACCACGACGTAAATGCCCTGGTAAAAGTTTTACCTCGGGTAACGACTCCGGAACTGACATCACAACAAGTTTATGACTTAGATCCTGTTGATTTTGCAAATCTTGGAGGGCACTTAGTCACTTTTTTGTACCCGAAAGCGATGCAACAAGCGATCAAAGAGGAACAGCAATAAAACCAGTGAATGACGTAGATGAAGCGATAGCCAATATCGCTTGTATCTTCCACTGGCCACCGAACGCGTACGACGACATGGACATTATGGAATTAAGCAAATGGCATGAACTAGCACTGAAACGTAACCAAGTCACCTAAAACGAGTCCACCAATGGCAAATTTAAAATTAGAAGTACTCTTTGGAGCTGTCGATAAACTCACTGGTCCAATGAAGACCATCGTTGGTGGCTCTAAATCACTATCAGCAGCGTACAAAAAGGCTGACTCAGAATTAAAAGGCTTACAAGCAACCCAGCGAAAAGTAGATAGTTTTAGAGGTCTTCAAGACAGCATCACTAAAACTACTGAAACATTAGAACAGTATCGCGCTGAACATAAATTATTAAAAGACCAGGCAAAATTAGGCCCTTTAAGTGAAGAACAGACTAAAAAACTTATGGGGCTTGAGCAAGGCATTCGTCGTACTAAAGCCGCGTTAAAAAGCAAATCTGTAGAAATAACGACTGTCACCCGCGATTTAAACACTGCGGGCATACAAGTGCATAATTTGGGTGAAAGTGAATCTAATCTAAAGAACAAGATTCACCTAACGACCATGGCATTAAATAAGCAAAAAGAAACTTTGGGTAAACATGAAGTTGCCCAAAAAAATTATGAAAAAATGCAGTCAAGGATGGTCAAGACCTCTGAACTTGCACAAAAAGGTTTAATGGTTGCAGGTGCTGGGGCTGTAGCATTATCTGTACCAGCAAAGCTTTCTATTGATTTTGAATCAGCAATGGCTGACGTGAAAAAGGTGGTGGACTTTGATACCCCGCAACAGTTCAAACAGATGGAAAATGACATCATAAGCATGAGTACACGCTTACCTATGGCAGCCAAAGATATTGCTGCAATTTATGCAGCTGGTGGCCAATCAGGTATCGCCAAAAAGGAATTAACCCAATTTGCTGAAACAGCAGTAAAAATGGGCGTCGCTTTTGATATTACGGCAGCTGAATCAGGCCAATCTATGGCTGAAATGCGAACAGCTTTTAAGATGTCACAGGATCAAGTCACCACCCTTGCAGACAAAATTAACTACTTGGGTAATAACACTCCAGCTGCCGCCAAAGGCATTATGAATATTGTTCAACGAATTGGCCCACTAGGTGAAGTCGGGGGCTTCGCATCTGGATCTATTGCAGCTTTGGGAGCCACTATCCGTGGTATGGGTGTTGAGGAAGAAATTGCAGCAACTGGTATTAAGAACATGATGCTTGCCTTGGTTGCTGGAGAATCTGCGACCAAAGGACAACATAATGCCTATAAAGAGCTTGGCATGGACTCAAAGAAAGTTGCACAAGCTATGCAAACAGATGCTGAAGGTACAACCTTAGCTGTATTAAAAGCCATTTCAAAAATGGATAAGTACAAACAAGCCGCGATGTTAAAAGAATTGTTTGGCTCTGAGTCGCTTGGATCTATTGCCCCTTTACTGACTAACATGCAAGCATTAGAAGCCAACTTAGGAAAGGTAGCCGATAAAAGTAAATATGCTGGCAGTATGGAAAAAGAATATGCAGCCCGAGCTGCAACAACCGCAAATAATATTGAGCTTTCAAAGAATGCTGCTGCTGCCTTAGGTATCACCATAGGCAATCAATTATTACCTGGCATTAATTCTGCTGCAGGTGGATTTGCAACCGTTTTAAAATTCGCACAGGCTTGGGCTCAAGCAAACCCTAATTTGTCATCTACACTCGTAAAAGTAGCAGTAGGTGCTATTGCCATTATCGCAGGGGTTTCAGCTCTATCACTCGGCATGATCGCCATCTTTGGCCCAATGATGATGGTGGCCAAAGGTTTTGGAGTCGTGGCATTGGCAGCAAAGGGAATGAGCATGGCTTTGCTCACAAACCCGATTACATGGATCGTACTTGCCATCGCGGGTGCAGCATTCTTGATTTATAAAAATTGGGCGCCTATTTCAGGTTTCTTTTCTGGTATCTGGAACACAATCAAGACTGCATTCAATGGTGGCATTGCTGGTATTTCAGCACTCATTATCAACTGGAGTCCAATCGGTCTGTTCTATATGGCATTTGCAAAAGTGCTGTCATGGTTCGGTATCGATCTTCCAGCTAAGTTCACAGGCTTTGGCGCCATGATTTTGGAAGGTCTGAAGAACGGTATTTTATCCAAAGTGAATGCAGTCAAGGATGCCATCTCTGGTGCGGTCACAGACGTGATTGACAAAGCACGTGGCATTCTGGGTATCCATTCCCCTTCACGTGTATTCATGGGTATTGGTGGCTACACAATGCAAGGTATGGCCAACGGTATTGCACAGAATAATGGACTTCCTATTTCAGCAACCCAAACCGCTACACATGGTGTAATTAGTACTGCTGTTAAAACTCAGCAAGTAAAACCCATTTCAAAAATAGGTAGTGGCGCAAAATCATTTGTCAGCAGTGACAACATTGAAATTCATATTCACGTCAAAGATGGTTCTGTGGTTAAAGGTACAGCAGAAGCTTTACGTCAAGAACTGCGTCGTGTGGCACAGGAAGAACAGAATGCCAAACGTAAATTTTTAACCGATACGGAATAACAGCACATGATGATGGCACTTGGTTTATTCGTCTTTTCATTGCAAACCGCGTCTTATCAAGAATTGCAACGCGTGACCAACTGGAGACACCCTTCAAACAGCCGTGTCGGGGACTCCCCTGCCTATCAATTTGTAGGAAAAGGTGAAGATGTAATTACACTCAAAGGTGTGATTTACCATGAGTTGACAGGAAACCGTTTCATATTAGATGTGCTTAGACAGATGGGCGATACAGGCAAAGCCTTTACCTTAATAGAAGGGACAGGGAAAATTTATGGGCTAGTGACTATCAATGATTTAGATGAAGGGAAGACTTTTTTCTTTAAGGATGGTGCAGCACGTAAAACTGAATTCACATTAAAGCTAACCATCATTCGGGACTGGCAACCAAGTATTTTAGGCACATTGGTTGGTATGGGCATAGGAACATTAAATAGGATTTTATAATGCTGAATAAAGTTATGAATGCTGTTGGAACTACATTAGATTCATTTAAAAAATCGACTGAATACGCTTACCCTATTTTTCGTGTAGAAGTAGACGGTGTCGATATTTCTCCTGTTTTGTCTTCACGTTTAATGTCATTAAGTATTAAAGATAATCGTGGCCTTATTGTAGATTCTGTAGACATTGAACTTGATGACTCAGATGGTCAACTTACTATCCCCCCTAAAGGGGCAATTATTCAGGTATGGCTAGGCTGGTCAAATATAGGATTAATCGACAAAGGTAAATACAAAGTCGATTCAACCTCCCACCGTGGGGCACCTGATGTACTTTCCATTTCAGCAATGGCCAATGATGTATCTGAAGGTTTAAAACAAAAGCGCGAACGTAGCTGGAGCAAGAACAGCATCAAAGAAATATTTGAAAAGGTGGGGGCTGAATATGATCTAAAAGTGATTATTCATGAAAAGTTTGCTACAAAATCGATTGCTTATATTGCACAAAATGAATCTGATGCCAATCTCATTACCCGTATTGCCGATGAACACGATGCTATTGCCACCATCAAAAATGGTCATCTAATCCTCTTACCGCGTGGCGCAAGCCAAACTGGTTCAGGCTTGGCTTTGCCACAGGCTATTCTTACCAGAGCGCAAGGTGACCAGCATAACTATACCAATGGAACTGGCACGGACAATGTGACAGGCGTAAAAGCTTTTTACTATGCTGGGAACAAATCAAAAAAATTATATGTGACAGTTGGTGACAGTGAAGATAATCCTAAAGAAATTCGTTACGTTCACCGCGACAAGACAACTGCAGAACTAGCAGCCAATGCTGAGTACAACCGGTGCAAACGTTCTGCACAAAAACTGACTTACTCTCTCGCTATGGGAGATCCAGCATTGTTGCCAGAACAAGAGTTTATATTTGCAGGCTTAAAGCCTGAAATTGATGACATTATTTGGCTGGGTACAAATATTACACATTCACTTGGTGATAGTGGCTTGACCACTTCTATTGAATTAGAAGTTCAGCTTCCAGATGCGGATGATGTATCAACCTTGTTTGAAGGCAAAGAGGAAAAAACGGAAGAAGAAAAAGAAGCGGAAAAGAAAAAATCCAAATCAAGAAAGCGTACTGGTAAAAACTATGCCGATTATACCGGTGTCATTGCATATTACAGTGAAGGCAGAAAATCGATAAAGATCACATCAGGTGATCAAAGCAAACCACTAAAACTGACACATGTTTATAAATCGAAAAAGACTGCAAACAATGCCATTAAGCGTGAACAGGCAAAAATTGACAAGGCAAAAAAATCCTGACTTTGGGGTGAAGTCAGGATGGAAAGGGTTTAAATAAAATAACTATATATCGAAACATTATCAATACAAACTTTCGATATATGTTAATTTTTATTGTATATTTGTTGTATAAAATCTCTTGAGAATAAATTACATGGCACTTATTAAGAATCCCTGCCCCCACTGTGAAAGTTCTTTAATCATTAGATCTAGTGAGCAAGAATCACCAATCGTCAAACGCATTTATCTGCAGTGTAAAAACTTAGCATGTGGTTTTACAGGACAAGGTTTTTTATCTATTGAATCTGAAATATCTCCACCCTCTATCCCAAATATAAAAATCAATCTTCCTCGTGTAGTTATCCGAAAAAAAATTCTGTGCGATTACGCTCGTCCAGATAAAAAATCGTACGCACATCATTGAGGATATAACGAGTGTCTAAAAAGTTTGATGAAGCACAATTAAATCAGCTCAACCAAGTCAAAGTAATTCCTCGTGACTACAGCATTCCATCACTTTCAGAATGTGAAGAATGTGGTAACGAAATTCCACAAGAACGCCAGGCATTAGGTGCAGTCACTTTATGCGTAGATTGCAAATCCATAGCAGAACAACGTGCTCGACAGTATCGTTAAGCAGTTCAAAACTATGCTCTGAATGTACTTCACAAAGCTAATACAGGAATCTCCAAATGTCGCATCAAACTATCGCTATTCTTATTGGTATCACGGTTATTTCTTCTTTGTTTATTTTTGGGCTTTACATATTTGATAGAGTAACCAAGAGAATTGAGGCTCTGATTTTAAGTAGTTCAAAACGTACAAATATCACTGTTACCCAACATGATCGAAAATTAACAGATCATAAAATAAAGGTTTAAATATGTGGCTTTACCCCTTTCTTATTGGGATTGTTTCAGGCGTTAGTATGTCCTCTGCACTTTTTTTATATACTGTTGGCTGGATATAAAAAAACAGCTACAATAACAACAGGATGACAGCAAAATATTCAATATGCTGTACGTGGCGTGACGCGTTTTCAGCTCCAATAAATAAGCCCCTTTCGGGGCTTTTTTATTAATAAAAATGGTCCTTCACACTCCAGTTATAAAATGGAGTTGTTCGGTTGCAAGTTAAGCATGTAAGGTTTGATTGCATTCCTAGCTCCCAATCATTAGCAAGTGTTTGAGTTTTAAATTTATTAGTATCATCAAAGGTTTCAAATGTATCTTCTGTTCCACATATCGTACAATTAATATGAACTAAACCATCCTTAGTGATCTTTTCAATTTTATGCTTCATAGTACTTTTCCTTATTAAATTTTACGTCATTAACTGATTTTTATTAGCTAATTTTTTTAGCTGTATAATAATTTCCGTTTTCGCTCCAGAACTCTAAATCACCATCTTTATTAATGATGTAATATTCGCCATGTTCTTTACCCGTAGAATCTTGATAAGCTCTTTGGCCTTTAATGTCGATGATTTGAATTTCTTGAGGTTTCTGTTCACCATCTGTAAATATTTGATGTCTTAAAACTTTACCGTCTTTTTCCTCATAAATAACTTTGTATTCAAAACCCCAATTAGCATTCCATTCACCAAGTTTTTTGCCCGTAATAGTAACGTCTTTCGCTTTCAATGCTTCATGATTTTGCTCTGAGCTACCAAGCATGGTCAGTTTAAAGTCAGGATCAAAACTAACAGTTGCCCAAGCCTTTTCCATCTCAGGAATAAAAAAGACAACAAATGTCCTCTCATATTCTTTTTTATCGCCAAACTTAATTTCATCGGCAATAATTTTAATCTGATTTTCATCAATGCGTTTTGGCAGATCTACCTCAACAACACGCTTAATATCTCGTTTATTGTCTTCTGATCTAATATTAAACTCGACTTTTTCAGCCTCAACTTGCCCTGAATTAGTACTAGTATTTGACTCATTGGAACACCCAACAACAGACAATAAACTCAAGGCTAATAATAAGTACTTCACAAAACACCCTCTAAATTTCAAACCGTATTTTTATTATAAATTCTAACCAATTAACAAAAAATTCTCATCAAAAATTGGAGCAATATAACCAGTCATTTCACCCGAATAAATCATCTGATACATATCGCTTAATACAACATCAAATTTATATTCAAAAGAATTATCACAATTTTGTTCGACATCTTTAACTAATGTTTTTCCATCATGATCAGGATGTTTTTTTAATTCAGCATTAATCAACTCAAGTAAATTTTTCTTAGATATTGGTTGCATTTTTACCTCAAAAATAATTTTTATAAAGTCAATTGACTTTAACACTTTAACACTGTTACAGTTTTACCACTACAGCAAAATCTGTGGTCAGGCGTGGAAACCTGAAAAAACATCACAGGCGTAAATAAAAGTCGCCCATGCGGCTATTTTTTTGCGTAAAATTCAGCTTCTGCTGCACTATGGCAGGCTGAATAGGGTGCCCTTCTGGGCAGCCGTTCCTGTGATACGGTAAATTTCCACCCCTGTTCAGTCTGTCACCAATCTTTGTGGAAATTGCTTGGTGTCAGGTTTTAACTACTTGTCACAGGAAAAGCCATGAATAACTCATTTGCTTCTACGCATTCATGCACTCAAAATAACGTAAAAGAACACTCCCCTATTTACGACCTTCCAGCGTATCAACAACGCCAGCGTAAAATTAAACGCAAACAAATTCTAAAAAACATTTTAGACACCACCGTCTTCTTTTCAGCCTGTTCTGTAGTCTTCTCATTATTATTTTGGGGAATCTAAAGTCATGCCTAAAACTTTTTCACACCTCAAAAACACCTCTAAAGCACCTCTGTGTGCATATTCAAGTCAGTACTATCGCCCCGATTCTTTTTATTGGGGAGTACAGCCATGAATACACTTGTTCACATAGATGATGCAGTTTTTATTCAAGACCAACAGGTCAAAACTACCAGTCTAAAAGTGGCTAAGATTTTCAAGAAACGACATGACAATGTTGTACGCAAAATTGAAAGCTTTTTTGAGCCTAAAACACGTGACCTCAATTTTGAGGGCACGGCAAATATTACCCAAGAGTTTACGTCAGCCAACTTTTCGGCTCACGTACAAACCATTCAAGCTGGTGTCGTTCAGCGTGAATCAAAATACTTTGAAATGACCAAAGACGGCTTTATGTTTTTAGTCATGGGTTTTACAGGTGAAGAAGCGGCTCAAACCAAGATTGCCTACATCAATACCTTTAACCAAATGGCAGCCATGCTCTACAACCTGCATGGCCAGAATGAAAGCATCCATGTCGGTGCAGTGGTTCAGCTCAAATCAGGTGGCCCCATCTACACTGTAAGCCAGATCCACCATGACCAAAGTGGTTTTATGCAAGATGCAGAAGTCATTTGGCACAATAAAGCCACCCTCTGCCGTGACGTTTTACCTATCGCCTGTTTATCACTAGAAACCAAGAACATCATCGACAGTAAAATGTTGAATGACTTTTGGGCCAGTGTGAACAGTTACGGCCTGTACAAACTTAACCACAGTCGAAATCCAAATCTCCTGGCACTCAATATTTCCCAAATTTACCAGTGCATAGACGGCTTGCCGATGAAGTCCCAACTTTTCTCAATACTCATGCAGAGCCAAAATCCTCACCCAGTATTTATGCAACACAATAAATCTATCCATAGTGCGCTTTTGGCAAAGACCATAAAGTGTTGGCTCTTTAAACCTGTACCTTTACGAAGCTTGAGTTTTAGTTAAGTTCAAAATAGTGCTTAGATTTTTATACACTTTTTCACTAAGTCGCACACTATTTGATTAGGGTGCGTCATAATTTGACGCCACACCGATGTATAAGCGATGTATTAGTGAAGAAGTTTATCTAAAATATAGAGATAAATTTGGAGGGAAAATGACGGAAACAATTACAACAGACAATCAAGAAGAAATTTTAGTTGAGCTGACTCAATTAAAAGATTGTTTAAGCCTGTATAGCAAACTTACTGTAGCAAACGGTGAAACCATTTCACCAGAAGAAATGAATGCGTTCTTTAACTCCCTAAAGATGCAGGTTGAAGGTATTGTCAAAAAGGTTGAGGTCACTTTGCACTAACCTAAAGTCATCCTATAAAAATGCCGCTTTAAGAAGCGGCATTTGTTTGTGCGTAGGCTTTGGCCATGCCAATGAATCCAAGTTTGGCTTCTTCTTTTGTAGACCTAAAAGCCTCAAGCACCTGGTATTCATCTTCAGTCAGGTTAGCTAGACGCTGACCAAAAGTAATATAAAACGTGTCAAAACCTGATGCATGTAATGCTTCCAATTGGTTTTGATTCAGTGGATCTCCCTGCTTTTCATAACGGACAATAGATCCGACTGCTACCCCTAAAAGCTCTCCCATCGCGGGCTGTGTCAGCTTTAAACGCTTTCTTTCAGCCTTTAGTCGATTACCTCTTTCCAGCAACTTTCCATTTATCGACATTTTTACCCCAAATAGCCTTGTATCTTTCGATATTTCGTAATATGATGACTTTAACAGTTTAACACTGTTGATATATCGAAACTTTAAAAAAAGGTAACTCACATGTCTACAGTCCAAGAAAGTCGAAATCAAATGACTGGAGCGCATTTTACTCAGTCCGAAAAGGACTATATGCGTATCCATGCAGCTAAAAACCGCACGACTATTTCTAGTGTTATTCGCCAAGCCGTTACAAATGAATTGGCCAAAATTTCAGACCCTGAAAACCCATTTTTTCACCGCGAAAAATAACACCTAAGCATCTGAAAATGCTTAGAAGTTTACAATTTCATGCAAGAGTAAACAGAATGTTAACACTCCAAGAGTTATGTCAAAAGCGTAAAGCTCAAGTTGAAAATCGAAATGGCACTTCAGCTTTGCTCGTTCGTATTGAACAAATGGTTCAACTTCGTGGCAATCCTCGCTTTATTGCCGCACTCAAATTAAAAGGCTACATCGAAGCACTTTGCGATCAGAAACTGATGACACTTTCTGATGCAAATGACTGGTTAAAAATCGTAGAAACAAAATATCAAGGTGTAAATTAATGTCTGAATTGAAGCACCGTATAATTGAACGCCTTGAAAATACTTTTAAATTTAAAATAGTTGGCGAATGGTTCCGTGAAGGTATCTGCCCACAATGCAGTAAAAAAGAACTCTATACCCATGCACACAATCCACGTCTTGTGAAATGTGGCCGAATTGTTAAATGTGGTTATGAAGAACACGTTAAAGATATTTGTGAAGACTTGTTTAAAGACTGGTCTGAATATCACCCACAAACTGATACAAATCCGAATGCTGCTGCTGATGCATTCTTATCTGAAGGTCGTGGTTTTGATCTCAGCAATTTGATTGGTAAATATACACAGCAGTTCTACACAGACAAAGATACAAAACAATCTAGTGCAACGGTGCGTTTTAAGCTTGATGAAAACAATTATTGGGAACGCTTAATTGATCGTCCTGAACGTTTTGGCAATAAGAAAGCACGTTTTAACTATGGTTTTAAAAATGCTGGCCAAGCATGGTCAGTGCATGAATTAGATGAAATTTGTCGTCTAGGAGAAAAAGGCGAAGCGATCTGGATCACTGAAGGTATCTTTGATGCGATTGCAGTCAGTCAGTCAGGCATCAAAGCCATGTCTTGCCTGTCATGTGTGAACTACCCTGCTCAAAAGCTCAAAGCCATTGCTGACCGTTGTCATGAACTCAAAATTGACAAACCTCGTTTACGCTGGGCATTCGATAATGACTCTGCAGGTAAAGGCTACACAGTTAAATGGCATGAACGTTCACGCGCTGAAGGTTGGTCATCTACTGCAGCACAGCCACCATCAAATGGTGGTAAGAAACTCGATTGGAATGACCTATTTCAGTGGGACAAACTCAATCCTGATCAATTTCCAAAATATAAACATTATGGTGAATTGCTCATTGCTGAAACAGCAGAAGAAGCCGGTCTTTTAATTTACAACTTTCACGAAAGTCGTCGTCATAGCTTTTTCTACAATCACAAGTTTCGTTTGTATTGGTGGGAACTGGATTACGACAAATTCAACAAAGCATGTGAACACTTAGAAAAACGCAATATCGAAGCTGCTGAAGACGGTGGAAAAATTCTGACAGATAAAGAAATCCGTTCAAGTGCTTTACAGAATTGCTCTGCTGCTAAAGAAATTTGTAATGCCCAAGTAGATCCGCTGTATTTCCAACGCAACGAAATTACAGATGAGTCCTGGTACTACTTCAAATTGCAAAGCCCATGGTCTGAAACAAAAACCACGTTTACGGCAGATCAAATGTCTAGCAGATCTAAGTTTAAACCGCGTGTGATGTCTGTTATGTCTGGTGCAATGTGGACAGGAACAGATCAGCAACTAGAAACATTCATCAAGCGTACGACCGAACGTTTACGTGAAGTCAAAACCATTGATTACATTGGTTATAGCCGTGAATATGAAACTTACATTTTTGAAAAATTCGCTGTGCATAAAGGGCAAGTTATCCCCATTAACGAACATGACTTTTTTAAAGTAAAACGCAAAGAGATCAAAACCTTGGCAAACTCCCCTGCAATTACCATAAATCCCAAGCAAGAGTTCAATCCAAACTGGTGGAAAGACTTTTACCGTGTACGTGGTGCAAAAGGAATTATCGCCCTAGCATGGTGGATGGGCTCATATTTTGCTGAACAAATTCGTGCTGAACACAGTTCATATCCTTTCATGGAAATTGTCGGTGAAGCCGGTGCAGGTAAATCACGTTTAATCGAACTGATGTGGAAACTCTCTGGTCGTAAAGACTATGAAGGCTTTGACGCAAACAAATCTACAAACGTCGCTGTCTACCGTAACTTTGCACAGATTGCCAATTTACCGGTCGTACTCATCGAAGGTGACCGTAATGACGTGAACGGAAATACAGTGCAAAAGTCCAAATTCTCTTGGGATGAATTAAAAGACGCATTCAATGGTCGTGCAATTCGCTCTAAAGGTCTTAAAACCGCAGGGAATGAAACTTATGAACCACCGTTTCGTGGTGCCATCCTGATTTCACAGAACTCAGCAATTCAAGCATCTGAAGCAATTCTGACACGTACCTTGCACCTTTATTTCGACCGTAAAGGTCAGACATTGGAAACAAAACGTATTGTCGATGATTTGGACCGTATGGAACTTGAAGATGCCTGCACTTTTATGACGCATTGCCTGCGTAATGAAGACAAAATTTTGGAAACGTATAAAAACAGTTTGCAAAATATTGAAACTGAATACCACCAAATCGGGATTACTCATACACGTATTGCCCTATGTCATGCACAGGTTGCGGCACTCATCAATGCAATGGCACAGCACGTATTGCCAATTGACCTAGAAGAAGTGATTGAAGCACAAGAAATGCTTCAAAACATGGCACGTGAACGTGTTGAACAGCTGAATGGTGATCATCCTGACGTTGAAAAATTCTGGGACGTGTACGAATACCTTCAAGGAAACCGTTCACCAGACTTTGGTTTAAATCACCACAATGAAGATGCCCAAACGGTGGCCATCAACCTAAATGAAGTCTACAAAGTGGCTGCACGTAACTATCAGCAGCTGCCAGAAATCAACGAAATGAAAAAACTGCTTCGCATCAGTCGCAAATACAAATTCGTTGAAAGCAACAGACAGGTTTATTCCGACCGCTTCCCTGCAGATGACGTGGCAGCAGTTACCAAAATCCGTGAAACCTCAGGTAAACCAAGCCGAAATGTGAAGTGCTGGATCTTCACAAATCCAAATTTAGGTGCAAAGAAATGATGAAATTTTATAAAGTTATAAATGAAAAAAGTTTGGATGCCTACAAAAAATTGGTTTCAGAACACCTTGAGTTACGAGCAAATGCCGAATTGTTTGCAAATGAATATGATGCAGAGCCAATTATTCTTCAAGGCTCAGATTCTATTTGGTTTTGTGGAATAAAATTTAAAGACAATTCAAAAATTAATCGTGAAATTTGGACAAAACCAAGTCGTGAATATGGTCATTCATGGCTACGTGTTAAACCATTGAAAAAAAATCTTAAAGAAGAATTTGATGCTGAAAATAAAAAATGGGATCAGCTCCACTCTAAGTATTTTCCTAACGGAACGAGAGTGGATAAGAATTCATTTTATGCAACGTTAGGTCTAGATAGATCAAGTTTTTTCTTTGATTCGTTCAGCTTATTTGAGTTCCAAAGTGCGTTTTATATCAAAACCACAATTGATATGAAAAATGCTACTGAAATATTAGGATCAGAATATTTTTCCGCTAAAGAAGCGCATGAACTGGAGAAAAAACAATGAGGGGGGTAAACAAGGTTATTTTAGTTGGCTCACTTGGTGCCGATCCTCAAAGCAATAGCTTCCCAAATGGTGGTTCAATCTGCAATTTTTCAATTGCAACATCGGAAGTCTGGACCGATAAAAATACCGGTGAACGAAAGGAACAAACCGAATGGCACCGCATCGCCATCAAAAATCGCTTAGGTGAAATTGCCCAGCAGTACCTGAAAAAAGGTGCAAAGGTTTATATCGAAGGCAAACTTCGCACACGTTCATGGACAGATCAAAGCGGTCAGGAACGCTACACCACGGAAGTTCATGCAGAACAAATGCAAATGCTGGATTCAGCACCACAAGCAAATGGTTGTTAAGGGGAAATATGATGAAAACTATTAATCAAGTATTAGATACAAGCAAATTACATGAAGGGTATTTTTTGACGGTTGAAACATTTAATCGCGAAAAATTTTACCTTCCATTGAAGGAAGCGGAATTACAAACAATCAGTAAATTCGCACTGTCAGGAATGCATCGAAAAAAAGTTATAAAACATTTTATTTCTTGTACCTCAGATCAACCAAAAGATCATTTTTTACATATTGAAGATTGGATTAAAGACATTCTAAAAAATTCAACATCTGCATTTTTTACAGTTCAAATGGATCATTTTAATTTTGATGAAATTAATACACCTGTACCTTATTTAAAAAAGTTTTTCTTTAAGGTGACTCCATGAACGCTGCTCTGAATCAATTTGATTCAAGTTTTTTATTGGCCATGAAATATCAGTCTCCAGTGGTCACACTGGACGTGATCGTAAAGGACTTTTTACCGCATCTAAAAATTGAAACCGCAAAGAAGCGTGCAGCCATTCAAGACTTGCCCTTCCCGACGTTCAAGGCTGAAGAATCGAATAAAGCACCTTATATGGTGGCCATTGCTGACGTTGCACTTTGGTTAAACAAACAAAGTCAGACATCTAAACAAGATTGGAAAAATATGCACGCCTAACCGCGTGCATTGAGGGTAAAAAGATGGAAAATAATCCACAAAATATGTATCAAATGATCAGTTTAAAAGACTATTTGCCACCAATAGGTGAAAAGGTCTTAATTTACAGACCACATGCACATTTACAACCAGATCAAGATTCAAATTTCAAAATTGCCAAATATATTGGTGAAGGTATATGGATCGGAAGCTTTTTTAAACATGAAATAACTCACTGGTTACCATTAATAAAGCCCCTATAGGGGCTTTTTCTATCCTATTTCTAACCCATTTCTAACCAAAATATAAAAGCAAATAACCATTACAAAATAATATGTTACTTATCACACAATCATTTTCTAACTTTCATAACCTGCTTTTGCAATCTGCATTGCATCTTTAAAGTCTAAACGTTCACGACGGTTTTTCAAATTCACATAACGCCTCAAACTTTCCCAAGATTCATGCAAACTTACTTGTTGCATCTGGGGAATGGTCAAGCCATCTTCAGCCAATCTGGTAATACCTTCATGACGCAAATCATGAAACCGTAAATCGTCAATGCCTGTCATTTTTATCGCTTCACGCCAACGTGCAGCAAAAGATTTTGCATTCAATGGTAGAAGTACGGATGGATTTGCAGAATCTAAACGAAGCATACGGTCACGCACATCAGATTTCATAATTTCCTGAACAACCAATTCAGCCTTTTCTGTCACTAAAAAGGATTTATGATTCCCTGCACTACCATTAGGATTTTTTAAATCAAAAACTTTCCACTCATGATGATGACGGTCGTATTCATCTAAAAATAAACGAGTCAATTCATCTTCACGCCTGCAGGTATAGATGGCCAACCACATAATCAAATGCAAAGGCATAGACGTTTTACTTGTTTTCCATCGTCTATAAAAATAGTTGGTCAGCAATTGCAGTTCATTTGATGTCGCCAAACGGTCACGTTTCTTGGACTTAGTGATCACACGTGCATTTCGTAGACCTTTCATCGCCTGTTCCAGTTCAAAAAGATTTACTTTTTCTCCCCAAACTAAATCAGCATGGGTTAAAACGACTTTTAAGTACTGTAAATCCTGTAAAGCAGTGCTGGATTCAATCGGATCTGCTGCAATCTCTGGATAGCCTGAACGTCTTAAATATGTATGGTCCGTAAAATCTTTTCTAGTCAATTCACTGATTTTTACCCTTCCAATCGGCCAGTTTGTTAAATACCGCATTCCCATACGCTTGGAACGGCCAAAATCCACATTTTCTTTTAAATATTTTTCTAATGCTTCAGCAAGTGCCATACCCTTTGAAATATTTGCAGAAATCATCAATTCAGGGTTTGTTTCTAATTCATATTCACGTTTCTTAATCCATACTTCAGCCAATTTTCGTGTACTAAAGGTCTTAGACTCTGTAAAATTCGGCAAATCCTGACGCTTAACACGCACCTGTGCCCTGTATTTTTTCACACCAGTGGACAGAATTCTTTCTGTAACTGTACCCATAAATTTGCACCCTGACCAAAAACCCATTTCACGGTGCAAATATGGTGCACCGAAATACAT